ACCTCTCCAAGACTTTGGGTATCAACTCAGGATCAGAGTTTTGAATCTCGATTTTAAGTGCTTTAATTCCTTTAATCAGATAATAAACCGCAAAACCAATGCCAGCTCCCTCAAATATGTTTGTGGCTCGTGCGGTCAATCTTTCTAAAGCGTCAGCGTCTTCACCAACCTTTGAGTCTAAGAATTGGGTTAGCGCGTTGTCAATATCCAACTCTCTTAAAAGGGTTCCTATGTTGCCCTCCTCTGGATCGAACAAAGCGTCTGCAACACCACCCGTCCACATTTGTTTAAACAGTGTAGCGCCTTTGCTCATACCCCCTAATGCACCGAATACCGACATAAACTGAGCAAAACCACTCACCACCATTTCTGTTGTTGAGTCGGGATTAGAATCAAGAATTTGTGGAATCTTAATCCAATCTTCTTCACTAAATTCACCGCCTAGAGAATTGGTTATATCGCGCCCTAAATCTAATATTCCTTGTGCCGCTTTTTGGGTACCAATAACAACACCTTTTAGTGCTGGGTTTTCCTCTTTGGCGCCAAGTAAAAACGGTGCTACCAGTGGGAAAACTAGGTGTCGTACTTCGTCTGGTAGTGCATTCCATGTGTTGGCAAGAAGTGAGTCTCCAGGCGCATCTAAATAACCAGGTGCGCTACTTGTGTCACTCTCTTGAGGCTCCTCGCCCCTATATACTAATTGACCCATATCATCAATACTAGCTGGAATATCCCAGATAGCCTGTTTCGGTTGTTTTTGCATTAACCAGGAGCCAAGTTCAACCAGCTCATCCTCTGGTTCAACTGCGATGGAATTTTGATACAAGCGCTTGGCGTTTTCTACGGAGCTGTCATAGTTTTCTCTTTGTTCTAATCTTGCAAAAAAGGAATTTGTAAAATCATCCTCTAAGTCTGGGTTTCCTTGAGCACTGCCATACTCAATAGGCTTAATCTCTGGCAGTCCGGCAAGCGCTTCTTTGCTTTTTGTAATTCCAATCTTTAGCATTATCTTGACATCCGTGCTTCGTAGCTTTTCATATACAATTTCAGATCTTGTAGCTGTTTGCTGGCTTCGGCTTCACTGATAATTTCCTTTGCAAGCATTTCGCCGATTCTAGTTTGGGTTCCTTTGTTGTCTGGAGATTCCGCACTACCCACCCAGTTTGGGTTCCATAAAACAATCTGGCTTGCGTTGGCTTTCTGTTTGCCGTACTGCTCCTTAATTTCATCGGCGATGTCCAGAGGACGCTCTCCCAATTGAACACGCCTGTACAGTTCTCGAAGCGCCTGAGATATGCGCCTGGACTCTCCCTGATCAAAGGCCGCCAGTGGGCCAGTGGTGCGAAACTCGGTTCTAATTTCCGCTACCACCATCTGATAATCTTCTGTTCTGGTTATATCTCCCAAGGTGTTGCTTCGCAGTGTAGTGAGTAATCGCTGTTGTGTCGCCGGACTAATCTCACCATTAAACGCCGCAGTGAGGATTTCTCTTTGCAGATCAAGGGGTGAATAAGTGGGATCAAACAACTTGCTTTGCAGGTCAACCACCAGGTCAGGATCCTCTTGGTAAAGGCCACCAGATTGCACCAGCTTGAGTAGCGCATCATGCTGCGTATTGCCCAGGGTTCCACTCTTCAGCGCCTGTGCTATCATTAGCGGTGTGACTGCGTCTGGATCCTCGACGATCAGATCTAGATAGTTTGAATAATTGTCATTCCAACCCTGCTCCTCCACTTCTGCTTGTTTTCGCAGTTGGTAGTCTTGCTGGGTTTGATAGTCGTTGAGTACCATCATCATGTCTTTAAAGATCGTCTTGCTCTCTTCATCAGAGAACTTAACTCCTTGCGGGAATAGCGCATTCAGGTGTTCACGGCTTGAGAAGAATTTCGTCGGATCCCGGTAGAACGACAATATATCATCCCAGCCGCTGCCCTTTTCAATGCTAACCATAACCTCTGTCATTGCCGCCGATTGAAAAAGTTGTTTGATCATCCCTTCTTCGATACTGGTAGCCTTCTCTGGAGAAACACCGAGGGTGAGTAAGCCGTCAATTTTTCCTTGAATGACAGCCAGTTGTTGTTGCACCAGTGGTGTCATATTTTCGAAGTATTTATAAATTCCCAAACCACCAGTATGATATTGACGGATAGCACTATCAAGCATATTCTCGGTGTCTACAAGAGTAATATTAATATTCTTTTCCGTATCCTCTATCTGCATCGCTCGATTAAATTCAAAGGTTTTTCGATAAACGTCTTGTCCGTATTGAACGCGCTTATTGTCGATTATTTGCTTAGTAATAGAGACATATTCCGATTCTTTGATAGAGCTCAACAATTGTTTTTCGTAGGCTGCGACACTGACCTCGAACTGCTCATAGTTGCGTTCGTTTTCAATCGCCAACCTGCTGATTGTTTCAATGACATCATTCTCAATGCCGTCGGCATAAGATTTATATAAGGCGGCCTGTTCACGGCTCATAATATCTCGCTGTCGATTAGAGAACGACCGTAACCGCTGCGCTAGAGAATCTAAGTTCTGCGAGGCGCCAGTTGACACTGTTACTGCTTGTACTTGTACTGAGGGTTGGTATCTGACAGGCATAATATTATGAGTAATGCTCCAACAAAGTAGTTCCAGCACTCATGTAGCCGTACTCCTTGGCGTATTTGCCGGAACGCAACAGTGACTGCGTGGTCATGGAAGTGTTGGCCCTGGCCATCGATTGGTCATAATCAAACAAGGCAAAATCTGACTTCAGCATATGTGCGGGCGATCCTTCTGTTCCTCTGACGCCAGAAGCTCCTCGATAAGCATTTTGTGATGCTAGAGCTGCAACTAAACGACGCCTGCGCTGGACCTCTCTGTCTCTAGCGGCGAAGCGCTCTCGGTCGGCCTGCATTTGGTATTCGACTTCTTTTTGTTGGCCTGCTCTAACGCTTGATAATGCGCTAAGTCCTGTTGCCAATGCTGTTACAAATACCCCCATCTTATACCTCCACCTCAACGCCCAAACCCAAGATTGTCATTGGGGTTGGATCGGTTTGCGTAATACTGACTTGTGCCAGCTCTGTCCAGCCTAATAAATACATTTCTTTGATTCCTGTAAATGGGGTTAAACTGCTGCCAAATGTCGAGCCGAAACTGCGGTCAACCAAATACTCACCGTTTGCTATAACACCAAGAGATTGATAGAGATTAGCCACTACTTTGACAATTCTTTTCTTGCGCGTCAGCGTTGGCCCGTCTTGGAAATCCATATTAATTGGCATGGTTTTTATTTCGGTGTCATAATTCAGCCCGACTTCCACAACCGTGGCATCACGCTCAATAGTGATTGAACCACTACTGTCCGGAGTCTGGTTGGTCATCACAGAATCATCAGCACGAACACGACATTCTTCACCTTCAAGATGAGAAAGGCCGGTGACTGAGGTTCCTGCTGTGCTTAATGTTATTGTTTTATTAGCATCGGTATAGCTGTTGACGTCGATCTGCTCTAAATAGCGTACTGTAGACCCATTAATCGTCCTTTTCACCAGAAAATATACATCTTCAACAACAACTGCCACACCCTCAACTGTGCCACTGGTTGTCCATTTTGTCCAGCCCCCTACCTCTTGTGCTCTTAGGGTGTTAAATACTGCCACCGTGCCATCACCATTAACAAAATAAACATAGTTGGCGTCATCAGTGGAGGTTCCCTTGGAGGCATCCATATCAACCGGAGAGTTAAGCAAATGTGATGCCAACAAAGAAACTGTGCCTGCTGTGTAAGCGTCCTCGGCATAGGAGAATAAGAACTCTCTGACTGACTTTCCGGTGCGCTCTACAAATATAATAGATCCATCAATCGATTTTGGTGGTATTGACTTAGATCCGAATGAGGTTTGACGTTTAACTGATGACTTCGCTGGGGTGATTGGAGAGTCTTGAATGGAGAACTCACCTCCCGTAGTAAAGATCAATAAGTGGCGTCCGGCATATACAGAAGTGATTGCGTTGACCTGATCAGTGTCCAAAGTAATTGAGATCCCTTCATCGTCCAGACTGGTACCAAAATCAAAATTAAAGAAATCGTTGGTCTTAGATCCCCATAATGTCTGCGGTCGTTCTCTAGACCCACCAAACCACATGCGGCTTTGGTAGAAGGTCACACTTTTTGGCCAGCCCTTGGAAGTGGACCAGACACTCTCAGCGCTAGTTACTGTATCGCCATCATCGTGAGAAGATGCTACTGTGTTGTTTTGTGCTCTAGTACAGCCAGTAAAAGTTGTTGCTGTAATGCCGGCGTAGCTGATTAACTCACTATTAATTTTTATGTTTCCGGCGCTCACAAAACCAGTGGTACTAGCTACTGTAATTGTTACATCTGAATCGCTTATCGCGCCATTTAATGTGGTTGAATCGCCTGCATAATCGTATTGCGGAATGTTGGTTAGAGCGATCGTAGATAAGGTCCAGGATGTATGAGAGGACCCTCTAACTAATTTTCGTGGCGCATGATTTTCATGGACAAGGATCATGGTGTCTGCGGATTGTGTCCATTGCAGCTCAAACAGTTGTGCCTCAGTCCACGGGGTGGTGACATCGGCTTGTTTAACCCCATCTTTGTAGATCGCTACACTCTGATTGGTAAAGACCATTAAATAAGTTTGCTCAACATTAAAAGCAAAGGATGCGAGCCTGGCTTTGTTGTTGATCGTATCTATGTATTTAAAACCGGGACGCCGTGTCATCCCTCCTTGGGGTAAAGATTGGACGTTCAGTGCAATCGCGGCGCCCTGGTAAAAATGTTTAAGATCGGTACGCGCAGCTAATCTAGGATCAAGAACTCCTGAATTAAAGCTGGTTTGTAGATTAATAACTCTTGGCATTATTGTCTAGCATCAATGAAAGGTGACGACACAATCGCATCAGCAGGTCGAGCATTAGAATCAATAAACTTGGCACGTTTAAGTTGATCCTCAAACATACGCCGGTATTCTTCTGCCTTGGTTGAACTGTCTGTCACTGAGATTGAAAAGAGCGAGGCAAGATTAAATTCGATTAGTCTTTGAAAATAACCAGGTAATGCTGCTTCATCAGTCTGAAAGATGTAATCAAGATCGAGTGCAGAGGCATCACTGTACAATTTATCCTCATAGATCTCATAATCGACATTTGGATATATCTTGATCGCCATAATGTATTTGCTTGGCAGTTGGAAGGCATACGTCCAATCGTTGATTGGTGTTGCTGTCAGTCGTCCAAGTGTTTCTTTGGCCGAAGCAAACCGCCACCGGTGTAGTGATAATAAGTTTTTATAGGTGGTTTCATACAATGCCTTGGCGATACCAGCTCCAGCACCACCCTCAGTGAAAGAGGCAATCGAACTGTGGCCAACCATGTTTAGGGCGTTTGAGCAAATTTCAATGTCTGTTGCCATACATCCTCCTTCTTAAAAAAATGGCAGGTATCACTTTTTTAGGTGGGACCTGCCATCTTCATGTTTATATCAATCTAGGAATGAATTACTCGTTCCACTTGACTGATACTATACCGTCACCATCTCTAACGACAGCGCCAGCTTTCATCACGCCGTTAGCCAGCCATGATGTCTTTTGAGCGATCCAATCAATCTTCGCGGTAATTTCAATACCGACTGCGACTCCCACAGCACTCTCATGCCAGGCGAAGCCTTCACGAACACTACCGGAAAGATCGAGACCACCTTCTGTGCGTGTTTCAATCAAATGAAAAGTGAAGCCCATGAAGGTGTTTAGATCACCTGTTACCAAAGCGCGAACATTGTTGTAATCGGCACTGGTAATTGAAGAATCACCTAACAGATCTCTAAGTCCTTCGGCACTGATCGCGATATGACGACCGCCGGAAGGCACCCCTTTATCACTCAAAGCTGTACCAGCCTCGATTAGATTGTCCAGGGTAAGACCGACTGAGGATGTACTACTGGCAGAAATAGAAGTTCCTGCAGTAGCCGCATCCATAGCGTCCAGGATTAGTTGATCGTAACGACGACCCAAAGCGCCAGCAATCGTTTGCTGTAACTCTGTTTTTTCTTCAAAATTAACTTCCGCATCGTCAAAGATGTCTGTGTACTCTGGAGCGTTCCAATTTTGCAAAGTACAACTGATCAATGAATGCGAGACGCCCATAGCAACAACATCGGCTGATGTAGATTTCTGATTTGCTAGGCCCTTGCCCATTTTACGGAATTTATAAATATCACCAACTACGTTGTTTCTTATTGTAGTGGTGCCTCTTAGTGCTCCGGCGGTCTGAAACTCATGTTTGACCTCCGAATCGAATAGCTGCTGTGCAGCAGCGGATAAACTTGCAGACATAATGTCCTCCTCAAATTAACAAAACTAAATACCTTGTCCGGGTATCCGCACCTTGCGGGCCGATATTCCCGCGTGGTGGGCTCTGTTAAGAGGTGTCCATTCGCTGGATTCGCTACAAATCTTATCTAATAGTTAGCCTATTGTCAAGTGTTTGTATCTTTTTTTTGGTTCATGGTTTTCTACATAAACGCCAAAGCCAGGCTTTGAGACGATTAATAATCGTATCGTTCACAAACTTGCCGGTTTTATCTTTGACCCTCATTAGCCATAAAAATCTTTAAATTTCTGCTCAACTTCTTTTCGATATTCTTGTGATGTCTTATAACGCGGATCGGCAATAAGCTCATCGAGTGAGCCCTGGGTGATTTGAGGTGTTAATGTTTCCTTGCCGGTTGGCATTTTTCCCTCGGCGCTTTTAGCTATTAATTCTTCAAGCACTTCGACCCCTTTGGCGCTGTTGGCTAATTCCCTAAAGCTATCAAAATGATCGGCTGATAGATTAGCCTTACCCCAATCACCAAGATCCTTGAGTCTTGCCTTGGCGTTATTTCCAAGTGCTTTGATCTCATCTTCTTTGGCACCATCGACCGCACTAACCTCGTGCGTTACCCAGCCATGCAGTAACTTTGTGAAGGTATCCTGGCTCATGTTTGACTCTTTGGCCGCTTCCTGGAACCAGCCAATCCTCGGATCCTCGGTATCGAACTCTCCCTCAACGCCTTCTGGCAATGTGAGCTCGAACTCGCCGTCTGGCGCTCCAGTGAAACCTCCGAACTTTTTTTCTAACTCTCCATAGGCCATCGCCTGATCAGTGACTGAGTTGTATTTGTTCTTAAACCACTCAGGACGATCACCCTCACCGGCCACCTCATCAGCAAGCAACCAGCCCT